CCCCCATACACTCCCTGTAATGTTCCATATCTTTAATCCCGCCTTCCGACATTAGCTCGGTAATTTGGGCCTTGCGATCCAGCAGCGTCTTTCGGACATACTGCACAATATCGATACCGTCCAATCTAAGTGTCCTTAATTATCCGACGATATCTCATATTCTCGCGTCTTTGGCACAGGAAATCAACGACCGTTATAGGTCACCTTGTGTATTTTGTTGCTTGAGCAACTCTCTTTGCATGCCCGCATCAATACGAGCCGCCGTCTGGTTTTCTTGGCTTTGTAGCCGTTGTTGGAACTGAGCCTCACGCTGCGCAAGCTTTTGGCGCTCTAGCTCAAGCTCTTGTTGCTCCATAGCCATGTCGTTTTGTTCTTGCTGCGACTTCAACTGAAGTTCTTGTTGTTTCAACTGAACAAGAGGATCTGGTCCTTGTTGCGGCTGTCCTGCTTGCTGTACTTGCTGACCAAGCTGCACTACTTGCTGCATGATCGTCGCAACGTTTTGAGCGACCAAAGATTGATACTGCTCATTATTAGCAGGGTCAACTAGCGCAACGTTCGGGTTTTGCTGCATAAACGCCTGCTCCGCCTGCTCCTCTGCCATTAACTGAACGTGATTCAAAATGTGCTTCTGTATGGCAGCAACTACTTGAGGCAGTGAGGACGCAATACCACCTGTAACAAAGATTAAGTGGGCTTGGATATGCGCCATGTGGTTCTGGCCCCGGAATGCCTGTAACGCCACGTTATTCAGCGCGTCCATGTTTTCCTGTGCGGGGTCCTTCGGAGAAATCTCGTTTGGCGTATCCGCCCGCAAGATCATGTCAGAGTTCTTAACGCCCAACGCGTCGTACACTCGGCGATACACTTCGGGAATGTTATGTATCTCAGGAGCCTGCATAGCCATCTGTAACTCAGTCTGAGCCAAAGCAATTCGCTGACTTTGAGAAAAAATGTTCGGATCAGACACGGGAAGAACGTCTACCCTATCGTCAAAGTCCTTGGCCTTAACCGTAGACTCTGCGCCCGGCACCTCATACGGATAGACCGGAGGTAAACTTTCTTTCATTACACGAGCCAAGATCTTGAACTCAATCTTCATGGCGTAATGTAGCCGCTTATGGACAGCACTCATTACACGAGTGCCCTGCTCAATCATAGCTATCGTAGTGCCGACAGCCGCGTTTGGATTGGCGTCACCCACTTTCATGTCAGTGATGGTGGCGAAACGCTGCGCAGCGTCCACTACAAAGCCCAGTAGCTGGAAAAGCGTGCCATCTGGGCCTTTGAACGGCAGCGGCATCAAACTGTCTCTAATCTGCCCTCCGGGCGCGTCAACGTCTCTAAATTCACCCGGTTGTAGCGGCGAATCATCGTCCCTGATCCGCAGGCCGCGAGCCTTGAATCCAGCAGGGAGGTTAGAAAGCGTACCCGCATCAATCAATTGACGCAGTGCGGCAGTCGCGGTTCGCGATAAACCACCGATTGTGTGAATCAAACCAAGGCCGTAAAACCCAAATCCGGGCAAAAACTTGTAATGAACAAAGTATTGAATCTTTGTAGTTAAGGGATCTTCTTCCTCATAATTACGCCGAATAGCCAATATTTTGCTGTTTTCTTCGCTAATAGTGACGATATACGGCACTTTTATGCCTGTTTCTTCACCATCTTCATCTTTGTTTTCATAGCCGGGGAGATCTAAATCCGCATGAAACTCCAACAGAGTGCAGTCGTAATCGATGCTTGAAGCACTTACACCGTCAATATGATCAATTTCATCCGAAATACTGCTGCTGGATGCCTGCGACGGTAAAACAGGAACATCGCGGTAAAAACCAGAGATCTGCTGCTTACGAAGATCATTCAAGGACGTGCGAACAACGTGTGTAATACACGGGCAGGTAGCCAGATCCGATGTTTCATAAGGCACAACCAAGTGCTCTGCCGGTACGAATTTACTGACAGGGCGTCCTAACGTGTCATCAAAGTAAACTTTCTTAAAAGTACTGCCCGCTAAAGGTAGGTTGAACAGCATTTGATCGAATTCAGGGGTGTATTCCTCCATCACGTTGGTGATGTAGTAATTCATAAAGTTTTTTACGCGAGTAGCCTGCTCAGACTTGGCGTGCGTTGTCGATCCAAGAACCGTGGTCCGTATAGGGCCTCCCGCAGGCAATAGCTCATTGAAAGCTTGTGCCTGAAATTGCACAGCAGCTTCGGCAAGTAGGGGATGTGTAACGCCTGTAGCGCCCCTAAAAGGCTCTGTACGCTCTTCGTAGTTGAACCCTAGTAGTTCTAGGCCGTTAGAATAAGCCTCCTCCCAATCGTGCCTAGACGCTCTGTTAGCGTCGTATTGCTCCATCAGGTCGTTGGCTACCTCCGCCATCTCGGATTCCGACATAAATTCCGCTAGATTGTCGAAAAAATCGTCTTCACGGTCTTTGTTTCGCAGTGGATCAAAGTCAAAGGTGACACCGCCATCCTCGTCTTGTGTTACTTCTACACCTTCAACGCTCATCACACCGTTGGTATCAAGGCCGTTAGGAAGCGCCTCAACTTCTACGGAAAGAAGTTCTTCTTCAGAAAGGTCCATGCCCTCTCTGTCCATCAACGAAACGGGAGGTCTATCGCCATTTGCCATAATTCTTTCCTACATTGAGCCGGGGTTTACGCTGATATCCGAAAACTGGTTCAACGCGCCAAGCGGCGGCAACCCTAGTTTTCTTCTATCTTCGTTTATTAGCCGTAACTGTTCTACGGTGTATCCCATAGAGTTAGCAACAGCTTCTTCGCCTTGTCGGCTTAGGTATACGTTTATAAAGTCGTTTTCCGCAGCTTCTTTCGCAGCGTAATAGTCCTCAACAGGGCCGTATTTCTGTTCCCAAACAAGTTTTTTGGCGTTATATGCAGTGATTGCGCCAATGCCTCCACCACTTCTCACCGGAGGCGGCTCGGGGTAAAAGTTTGTTCCGGACGATGTCCCCGTCAATGCAGACGCGCTGGGGGTATCATCCATAACCGCCTCTGTATCCGGGGCCTGATACTCCTCAACAGGGCCGTATTTTCTTTCCCAGTTGGCTAGCTCTTCTGCATAAACAGACCTGCCAAAGCTTCCTGTTGAATACTGATCCGACCTTGGTGGCGGAGGAGGTTGGTCAGTCGCAGTTTCTGGCCGACCATAGCGAACGCTCAAGAAAGGCATTGACCCAGCCGCCACTTGCGGCTTGTAAATGGGCATCTGGTACTCACCCTCTACCGCATCAGCAAACGGGTCGCCTGTACGTGCAATGTTCATGTTACGACTTGTGGCATAACCTTCCGTTTGAGGCGTTATTTCATCTGAAATATCAAAATCAACGACGGCATCAGACAACATCCCCGGCTCAGGACGATCAGGGGTGTCTGCTATAGGCGGAGGCGTAAACATCGGCTCCGTGGGCACCGTTACCTCAGTTGGTTGCGGCGGCTGATATACGGGCGGAGGTAAATCCGGGGCAGGTGGCAGCATCGGCGGTATGGACACCGGGGGGCTTGGAGGTTGCACTACATCCACCACTGGTGGAGGGGGAGGTGGAGGCAAAGGGTCGGGTTGCGGTATCTTGGTTCTGCCCCCTATGATAATCCCATCATCATCTTTGATCACTTCCGTATCGTATTCGCCCGGCGCGGGTCCTCCTGCAACAATCCCAGTAGAAGGCGTGAACGGAGCCGTTTGTTGTTGCGCGGGCGGCGGTGCGCTAACTATAGGAGCCGCAGAAGGTTCCACTGGAATTGATTGCGAAGCTGCTATAGCAGCACGAATGGCTTCCGGATCTATGCCAAAGCCCGGATTCATCATCGCAGGACCCATGCCGGGCGTTTCCGAAGATCGAACATAGTCGCCACGATCATATTGCATGTAATCTGGCCGACCGCCTTGGTTCATCTGAACAGGTATTGTTCCACGTGGAACATTTCCGGCACCGGCCAAGGGTCCCGAAGTGTTGTACTTGTTCAAAAGGTTGGTGAGGCCACTAGTTACCGGAGTACGTCGTTGCATAACGCTGCCTCCCATAGCAAATCCGGGCGTGTCCGGTGGGATTTGTTTTTCTAGATCTTTCGCTCTTTCGAGCGTTTCCCTAAATTCTTTCTCTTTCATTTTACGCGTGCGAGGCTTCATCGACTCAGTAACAAGCTCTTTGTTTAACTTTGAAGCTTTACTACGAGCCGCGTTCAATCTAGCAATCAACGTCGCCACCGGAATGATTGGATTAACCATAGTATGCGCCCGCCCTTATATTCATAGATCCCTCGTCATCTTCCCAATCATCACTGGGCAACTGAACAAAGTTACCCTGCCGATAGCGCATCAGCGCCTGTGTGGTGCTGTCCACCAAATCATCGTGAGTCCCGTTAGGAAAAGCAGCGCATTCTTCCACCACTTCTTGCGCCCATGACTCGTCCGGTGCCCAAATCATACCAGCTTCAAACAACGGAGATATACTGTGTACCCTAGATAGCTTGTCATTTCCACGGCTGGGCGTAAAATTTACCACCGGAATGCCCAGTTGACGCAATTCCTGCGTCAGAGGGGTCCCTGACGCCTTCGCTTCCACAATAACCGTCTCTGGTTCCCAGTATTTGTACTGATCTAACGCAACTTCCTTCAATTCTGGGAAATCCCACCGCCCTTTTTTCGCATCAAGCAGTATTAAATGAGCCGGACCACCAATTTCTTCGGGGTAAAACACGCCCCACGTCGTAATCGCACTGTAGTCAGCCGTTTCTCGCTTACTAAACGCCGTATCGTAGCTCTGAATCACGTAATGAAGGTTCGGAATGTGGTCTTTTTCCCAAACATTCCACCATTCACGCTTCAAAATAGCCAAAGTCTCAGAAGTAGGGTTCTGCTGGTACTGCGCATTCCACTGGTACGACGGAATCGACGCCTTAACCGACTCTAACTCCTCTTTTTTCCAAAATTCCGGCCAACATGGCTCACCAGACTCAAAAATTGCAGGTAATTCAAGGACTTCCCACTGATCTGCAAACGGATCTTTGGTCATTTGACGCACCAAATTGCCCGTCATGTCCTTTTCTGACCACCGAGTCTGGACCAAAACAATAGCCCCACCCGGCTGGAGACGTTGTCGGGGACCCGCCGTGTACCATTCCCACGCATTCTCAAAACCACTCGCGGACATCGCCGTCTGCTCCGAGTGAGGATCGTCAATAATGATCAAATCACCACCACGTCCCGCCAAGTTCGACCCCACGCCCACCGCGTAGTACATACCACCCGACTTTGTGTCCCACCGGCCAGACGCTTTACTGTCCGCAGACAGCTTCGTATCGTCAAAAATCTCTTTATATTCATCGGTTTCTAGAAGGTTCTTCACCTTACGACCGAAGTTTACCGCCAGTTCGGTGGTGTGCGTGGCCTGAATGATCTTCATCGACGGGTTTCGACCAATCATCCACGCCGGAAACAAATA